GTCGTGAAGGGATACAAAGCACCGAAAGGAGTGCGCCCGAAAGGGATGCCGCACAGGCCGAGTGCGACGCCTCGGAAGGGGGCGAAAGTGGCCGCAGGTGTTAAGACACTGCACAACCCCGCCTCGATGCACGACATACTCAAGAAGATCCTCTAATGGCGTTCACGCACTCCTGGTCGCCGACTGTCCCTGCCGACTCCGAAGACATTGATCTCGGAGCAGGGCGTATCCGCGACTTCAAACTCGACATTCGGGAGCGTATTGCGGTCGATCACTCGTTCGCGGGCGACGCGAATGACGGCCTCCATCTCCACGTCGAACTCATCCCGCAGGGCGGTGCGCCCGGCCCTGTCAACGGGACTGACGGCGTCGTCTACACCCAAGTCATCGCCGGCGTCACCGAACTATTCTACCGCGACAGCGTCGGCAACGTGCTCCAGTTCACGTCTAGCGGCGGCCTGGCCCCCTCCACGTTCCAGGGCAACATCAACGTCACCGGCACGCTCGCGGTCGGCAGTAACTCTGTCATCACCGGCACGCTGGAAGTCGGCGGATTGCTCACGGCGGACAACGGGCTCTCGATCAACGGCGCTGTGACCTCTGACGCAAACATCACCACCACTGCGGACGTTCACGCAAACTCGGTCTTTGCAGGCGGCGACGTGGACGCGACAGGCGACGTAAACGCGGGCGCCAACCTCTCCGTCACCGGCACCGCGTTCGCTAACAAGTTCGAAGCGACGGGCGGCGCTAACAATCAGTTCTACATGGAATGGTTCGGCGGCACTGTCCCTCTCATCGCGTTCGACAACAACTGCTATCTCATGTTCGACCGCGTGGCGCGCAAGTTCTTCTTCTTCGTCGATGGTATAGCTGTGGCAAACTTCCCGTAAGCGATGCCGAAACTTCCGCAGACATTCCCCGCAACTGAAATCCTCTCCAACGCTGGCGATGGGGTGACGGGACTGCGCGTGGTGCTGACAGCTATCGCGCAGATGTTCCAGCGGATTGCAGCGGCGTTCAACAATCCAGACTTCGGACCGACGAGTGCGCGTCCTGCCGACCAACTCACCGTCGGCCAAGTCTTCTTCGACTCGACGCTCGATGGACCGGTGTGGTGGGACGGGAGCGGGTGGGTCTCAGGTGTCTCAGGCGGCTCCGGTATCAATCAACTCACAGGCGACATACTCGCTGGACCTGGCACCGGGTCTGTGGTGGCGACGCTGCCTAACGTCAACGGTAACGTAGGCACGTTCCAAGGACTCACGCTCAATGCGAAAGGACAAGTCACTGCCGCCGCGAACCAGGGCTATCTGACGGGCAATCAAACCGTTATGCTCTCTGGCGACGTGACTGGCTCGGGCGCGACGGCGATCACAGCTACACTAGCGAACACGACCGTTACACCCGGCTCTTACACGCTCTCCTCGATCACGGTAGACAGCAAGGGACGGATCACGGCGGCGTCGAATGGCTCGGCCGGATCGGGCACTGTAACCAGCGTCGCGCTAACCGTCCCGACTGAGTTGTCGGTCTCAGGTTCTCCGGTCACGACTGCGGGTACACTCGCGGTGACATGGGCGACAGAGACAGCTAATCTCATCTTCGCGGGGCCGCCCTCGGGTGGTGCAGTAGCGCCTACCTTTCGCTCAATGGTCGCGGCTGATCTGCCAGCTACAGCTGTCACACCTGCTTCCTACACTAACACCAACCTAACGGTCGATCAACAGGGACGTATTACAGCGGCGTCGAGCGGCTCTGCTCCGACACTTGTCGCTCCGCAAGGTCGTCTCACCTTGACCACTGGTACACCAGTTATGCGTGCAGACGTGACGGCCGCCACGACAATTTATTACGACACCTTCGTCGGCAACAAAGTGTCAGTTGGCGGTACGTTACTCACGATTGGTTCCGACGAAATCTCGATGGGGCTAGATGCTGGTGTGCCACACGCTGCCGCCAACACTGTCTACGACATCTTCGGGATCAACAACAGTGGCACTCTCGTCATCGCGATTGGCCCGGCGTGGATCAATACAGCCACAGTGACGACATCTGTTGCTACGCCTTGCGTAGTGACATGGAACGCGCACGGTCTATCCGAAGGCTCGCCGGTCGTATTCACGGGCGCGGGGTTGCCGTCTGGCATTGTCGCGGGTACGACGTATTTTGTCAGCCGTTCACCAGCCGCGAACACGTTTAACATCTCGACGACTGTAGCCAACGCGGCGGCAGGCACGCTCGTCAACACGACTGGAACCTCGACCGGCACGCAGACCGGAACGAATGGCACGTCTATCCGTGGCACGGGCGCTGGCACGACAGAGTTGCAACTGTCCAACGGCGTGTGGACGAATAAGAACAGCCTTACGCATGCATGGGGTGGGGTGAGCGGGACAACGGACTATGGTGCGGTGTCGGCCAACGCTGGCACCTATCTCGGTTCGGTCTACATCACCGCGAATGGTCAGACCGAAATGACGATTGCGCCTACGGCGGCGGGTGGCGGTACTAACAACAAACTCGGCCTATATAATGCTTATAATCAGGTCAACCTAGCCGCGATGAATGTGGATAGCACTGCCAGTTGGACTTACGCTACGGGAGCGTGGCAATCACTTGACGCGTCTGTGTCGAATAGGATTACGTATTTAGATGGTCTAGGCATAGCCCCCGCAGTCGCAACTGAAACGGTGACGCTCGGCGTGAATACTGCTACTTCGACAGACGGGTTTGCTGGAGCGTTCTTTGATACCACTCTCACACAAGGGACACACGTATTCGCAGAAGTGTTAGTATCAGCAACTAACAATCGAGCAGCAGTAACTACCGCTAACCGGAAGATTGGATCAGGATTACATTACGCCCAAGGTGTTCAGTTCGCCAACGTCGCTACGGTCAAGTATTTCGGTGGAGGACTTGAAGTGTTGAAACTTGACTTTCTTAATTGAGAGCAGATCATGCGAGCGCTTCCAGTCGAGAGAGCAGCAGCGGCGCTGAGACCGGCACAAGAGACGCCAGCGCGGGTGCGTCTGCCGTTGTTCAACGGCGGGATGCGGACAGACAAAGCGCCCGAAGACCTCGCGCCGAACGAGTGCGTCGATATCGAGGGGCTCCACATCGTCGCAGGGCGACTAGTCGTCGATACAGGTTACGTCCCGTACAACGGCGACTACATCGGCGTCTCGCAGGGCGTGTTCCAAGTCTTCTTCAACGATGGCTCGGTCGTTCTGCTCCTCTTCACGACTAAAGCGATCTACACGTGGAGTACAGCTACGCTTCAGTGGCAGCCAGTGTCGCAGGACGCGATTAGAGTGACGACGGCGGGGCCGTACAGCGCCGGCGCGAATGTATTCTCTCTCGACGACGCCTCGAATATCACGACCGGCACGCTCGTCGGCCTCACGCTCGACGACGGCTCCGAACTCATTACGACTGTTACGAACGTTAGTGTCCTCGACATCACGACTACAGACGCGGTGCCGGTCGGTCGGACGGTTGCGAACGGTGCGGACGTGTTTGTGTCACCGACGATGCATGGCGACGTGCAGAAGAGCCAGCTCAGTGTCGTTGTCTTCCCCGGCAATGATTGGGTGATCTTCTCGAACGGCGTCGATGAGGTTTCGTACTACTTCCAAGGCGTCGTGAAGAAGTTGCCCGATTTGCCGAGTTCGACGACGTGCGGGGCGATTGCGGTGTTCCATGAAACTGTGCTGCTCGCGAACACGACGGAGAGCGGGACACACCTACCCCATCGCGTCCGACAGAGCGATCTCGGCGACCCGTCGAATTGGACCACGGGCATCGCGACGATTTATGATCTCCTCGACACGGACGACGTCATACTCCGGCTTGAGTCGCTTGGGCCGTGGATGATCGCGTACCGTGAGCAGAGTATTATGCGCGCGTCGTATCTCGGCGTGTTGAATGAGATACTGTTCTGGGAATATATGACGCAGCTCGAAGGGGCGCAGAGCCAGGGCGCAGTCATCAATGTCGGCGGAGAGCATGTGCTCGTAGGACACGCGGGTATCTACGCGTATCAGGGCGGCTACACGCTCGACAATATCGGTGACGGCGTGTTCAACAACTTCCTTGCGCCGACCGGCGACTTTAATACGCCCGCTCGCGTGACGCTGTTCACGATCTTCCTCGCTGATCTGGATGAAGTTTGGGTATTCTATCCGGCTGGTCTGTCGAAGACACCGAACAAGATGCTCCGAGTCCAGCTTGAGAACAACGCGTGGGCGGTTCGCGTGTTCGCGCAGTCGTTCGTCGCTGTGAACCTCGTACTCCCGTTCGCGCTTACGACGTGGGCGACTGCGAAGGGACAGTGGAACTCGTCGCAGTGGGCGCGACCGTGGGACTCGCGCTCACTGATCCAGAACATCCCATCAGTCGCGCTGAGTCCAGCGGCAGCGGACGGCCCCCTCGCGCTGTACGAATACCGGGCGCAGACCGACGCCGGGGCGGTGATCCCGTGGACGCTGACGACAAAACAACTCGGCGACGGGTATCAGTTCTCGCGGTGGGAGTTGGCGAGTGTGGTCGCAGCGGGCGCAGGAGTGCTCGTCGAGAGGTCGGAAGACGAAGGCGCGACGTGGGTGACGGTCGGCACGTTCGACTTCGGCACGGCACCTGCTATCGCGGCGCCGAACGTGTACATCGACCACGTCTCGACACGGTTGCAATTGAGGCTTAGCGGCACCGACCCGACGTTCACACTGCGCTACGTCGATGTCGTATCGCTGGCGGAGACGGAGTGGTGAGATGAGTGATGGGACGGACGGGTTTGCGGTCACGGATCGGTTCGATCCGCTCGCTATGCAAGCGTTCATGCGGCAGCCGGAACTCTACTGGCCTGTGCGAGACGCGTTGTCGCCGCAGCCGGAGCAGGTGGACTTCGTAGCGCATATGCTCGAACCGACCGTGTGGACGCTGGCAGGGACACTGCGCGGCCACATCGTCGGGTATGTGCAGTTTGTCGCGCGGACGACGGTGATGGTCGAGCTTACGACAGGATTTCACCCACAGTTCCGTGGGCGGATCGCAAAGGCGATTGTGCAATACGCGATTGGACTAACGTTTAGAGACAGGGGCGTGCTCAAGATCATTGCGCTCGTGCCCGCCGATAATCGGGCAGCACGCTACGGGACAGCACTGCTTGGGTTTCACGAGGAGGCGCGATTGCGACGAGCGATTGTACGTCCGCCCGACAGTGCTGGTGGTGTGCTTCAAGACATCATTATATACAGCCTCGACCGAGGCGTAGCCCACACGAATGGGAGAGCGTAATGGCCTCGTCACTGTTCGGATCGGCGCCTAAAGCGACGTTCTCGACTCAACCAACGATCTCACCAGCGCAGCAGCCGATCCTCGATACGCTGTCGTCGATCCTGTCCAACGCGTTCCCGTACCAGCAAGGGGGGTTTGGGCTCGGATCGACTTCGCTTGCGGCGCTCGAAAACCAAGCGATGAATGTGGGCGCGGGACCAACAGGCGCGCAGGGTGGGATCAATTCGGCTTCGACGGAAGCGTTGACGCGGGCGCTTGGGTTTACGGCGCCGAACGTGACCGCAGGGACAGTGACTCCGACGAGCGTGACCGGCACGAACGTCAACGCGCCGCTGATCGACTCGACCGCTGCGTTCACGAAAGGGGTCGTTGAGCCGCTCACAGACGACTTTCTCAAGCGGACGTTGCCGAGTATCGCGGGGCAGTTTGGAGGGAGTGCGGGAGGCGCGTATGGGAGTGGATCGAAGAACGCACGTGAGAACGCGGCGACAGACTTGGAGCGGACGCTCGCCGAGAAAGGTTCGGAGTTCGCGTACTCGGCGGCGGCTGCTAATCAGAACGCGACGCTGAACGCGTTGCTAGCGAACCAGAGGACAGGTCTAGCGGCGGGACTCGCTAACCAGGCGACCGATCTGTCGGCGGCGACTGCGAACCAGGGCGCAGGGTTGACGGCGGGCGTGTCGAACCAAAGTGCGAGTATCAACGCGATCAAAGACATCCTCGCGGCGATTGGGCTTGCACCGACGACGGCGACACTGCCGCAGACAGAGCTTGGCGCGAATATCGGGCTGAGCACGGCGACGTTCTCTCCGTACCAGCAGATGATCGCCGACTTGATCGCGGGAGGGACAGGCGCGACGCAGGGCACAAGCGCGGTCGGGACGGCCGGATCGTCAGGACTGCTAGGAGGATTACTCGGCGGGCTCGGAAACTTCGCCGGATCGACAGGGGGAAGCGCACTCATCGCGTCACTGTTCTCTGATCGCCGACTCAAGGAAGACATCGAGGAAGTCGGATCGGTGGCAGGATTTCCGCTGTATCGGTTCCGGTACAAGGGACAACCGGAGCGACGCCTCGGTCTCATGGCGGACGATGTAGAGAAGAGACTGCCGAGTGCGGTTGGAGAGCGTGGTGGATTTAAGACGGTCAACTACGCCGCCGTGCTCGAAGACGTGTTGAAGGAGGCCGCGTGATGCCGACAGTTAATCTTCCGTTCGACGATAGGTGGGGACAAGTTGGGAAAGGACTCGGCGCTGTTATCGGCGGCGTGTTGCAGGGGTATCAGCAGAACCAAGTGCAGCAAGGCGTCGCGCAAGTGATGAGTGACACGA